TCTTCAACTTCGCCTTTATGTTTGTTAAGGTCATATAAATACTCCTTTTTTATTTGCGCGTATTGTATAGGAATATTTGCATTTAAGTAAGCCATAATTTATCATTTTATTTGGCCCCAATTAGGGCCGGATTCATAATCTACCTTGTTAGGTACTTCTAAGTCAACAGCATTTTCCATAATATCTTTTATCTTTTGTGCATGCTCAGGACTTTTAACAGATATATCAAGTTCATCATGTACTTGTATATGTGGTACAATACCTTCTTTGTGTAATTGTATCATAGCTTTTTTAGTCATATCAGCTGCTGATCCCTGTATTAATTTATTCAATGCTTTGTATGTAAACGCACGCTTGATCCCTGGTCCGTGTTCCAAGAGCGCTTGATCGTGTGGCAATGACTTATGTATTCCAAACTGGTTCGGTTCCCACAAATGGAAACGACACAGTCTACCAAGCAGTGTTCTAATCTTACCAGACTCTTGTGCACGTTGCATGACATTGTCCATCAGTTGTTTAACAAATGGTACTCTATTGTGGTATTGTCTAAACAGACTATCGGATACATCTTTAGATACACCAAGTTCTGCTTGTAGTTTATTCTTACCCATACCATAGAACAGACCAAGATTTATAGTCTTAGCCTGCGATCTAGGTATCTCTGCCATATCAGCAACGATCGTGTGAAAATCAGCGTCTCCTTCACGGTACGCTTCCAATACATCGTCCACTCCATAGAGATTCTGTAAAGCTGCATAATGCACTACCAGCCTAGGTTCTTGCTGTGAATAGTCAAAACAACCCCATGTATGGCCTTCCTCAGGCACAAATAAGGCTCTAATCAAAGGTCCGAGGTCCTTGTTCCTAGCTGGAATTTGCTGTAAATTTGGGTTCGAGTAACTGAATCTACCTGTCACAGTTCCGCCATTATCTGATCTTAATTGGTTTATATCAGCATGAATTCTACCTTTATGTGAATGCTTTAATATGGTATCAATAAACGTGGTATGGGCCTTGTTTATTTCACGGGCCTGGGCAATTCGTTTCACAGTTGGGTGGGGGTGATTCTGTAAAAAATTTTTAGTAAAGGAAGGAGCCTGTGTTTTTTCAGTTCTATCATAATCTAGTTTCAATTTATCGAAGACTTGAGCTATCGATCTTGCAGCCCATATTTGCGTATCTACTCCTGTTTCTTTTTTCACTTGGTGTAATAATGATTCTTCTTCTTTGGTCAGTTTTGTTTTTAATTGATTGGCTGCTGTCACGTCTACCCGCACCCCTAGGAAACGCATATCAACCAAACAAGGAAACAACTCAGTCTCCATATCAAAAATAGATTGTATATCTTGGTGAAGTATTTCTTTTTTAAGTTCTTGCCATAACTCTAAAGTTATCTCTGCATCTTTTTCTGCGTATGCACCAACATAAATGGCAGGTAGTTTATACATTTCTGCCTTGGCGTCAACACCCCAATCTTTTGCTGCTGCATATAAATCACTTTCATTTTTTGTTTTGCCGGTGTATCTTTTAGCACAATTGTTTAAGTCATAGCGCATTTGATTTTCATCAACAAGGGCCGAAGCAATCATCGTGTCCACAACTCTACCGCTGATACTTAAACTAAGCGCTTTAATCCAACACACGTCATACATGGCGTTGTGAAAGATTTTATCTGCGGGTGTACTAAGTACACCTTGAAACCATTTTAAAACTTTTACTCGACTCATATTACCACCACCTTCATGAGCAATAGGATAATAACCAGACCAACCTTTAACAGCTACCGCAATACCCACAACATCACCTTTACCAACTATAGATCCTGATCCCATCTTTGTAAGGTCAGGGTCTTTAGTTTCTAAGTCAATTGCTATCTCATCATACTTAGATAAGTCTGGAAAATTTTCTGGTGGTAACCATTCAGTTTGTGGTTTAAATAGTGGTATTTGCATGTTACTTTTTCCTTTTTTCGTATACGTGGTTAGTTTCTATTGTTTTATTTAATTCTTCTTTATTACTAAATGCATACAAAGCTGCTTCATGATTTGCTGGAAATACTTCCCAAGAAACTAGTCTTGGATAAATTTCTAATTCAAACTCATGTGTATCAACTTGTATTGTTTTTTTAACTATAAATTTAGCCGGCATCATAATCTCTTTCTAATATCATTTCTAAATAATGTATCGCTTTTTCTATATCTTCTGCTTTTCCTTTTGATTGGTGTCTGCAAATATATTTGATTGCATTGCCTTCCGCAAATAATAATTTATTTTCGTTTATAAATTCAGCAGGTTGTATCTTCATCGATCGATAGTGCTTCCCACCTATCTGGTCTTCTAAAGAATTGTAGTTTGTTGATTTAAACATATCTTTATTTGTCATAGTATATATCCTTTTTCGTATTTCTTTGGTTCTATTATGTGTAAGTTTTCTTTCGTTCTTGTTGCACCTACATAAAATAATCTATTCTCGTCATCTGGATTTCTTTCATAACTTCTCATAGTATTTTCTGTAAGATCTGTTAATAGCACAACATTTGTTGCTTCACCACCTTTAGCTGCATGTATAGTAGATAACTCAATTCTAGGTTTTTCGTTTAGTTTCTCACCATTCTTTCTCATCTTCCTAAGATAGTTTACCTTAGTTTGTCCTGCAATGTCAAATGCTTCATACCAAACTGTTTTAACTTGTAGACCATAATCTTTTACAAGTTGATCTATTCCATAAAAAGATCCTTTGGCCATACCTTTTATTTTTTTAGCATGCCAATTTTTAGGACCAACATATTTAATTATGTTTTCTATTTCTTTGTAAGATATTAAATGTCCTTTTCTTAAATTTTCCCAAGACGTCGCTGCTCTGTGTAATTCTTTTTCACTGCTTCGTTTATATCTGTTTTCATAATACAATCCTTGTCTGTACAAAGACTCACCTATGTTATTTAACATATGTCTTGTTCTACTTAAAACTAACCAATCACCTTGTGACATATCAATACTATCTACATCAAAATGCCTGTATAAATTTCCCTGACTAATTCTAGGTTTCCAAGATTTATCTATTCTATTTTTAATTTTATTAATTATACCCATTGCTAATCCATGTACTTTAGCAGGTATTCTATATGATTGAGTGAGCGGTAAGTATTGTCCTTCTAATGTAATAAAAGAATCTACATCTGCACCAGCCCACTTATAAATTGCTTGATCATCATCTCCTGCAATAAAAGTATCTTTTGTCTTATTCCAAATAGATCGTGTCATATCCCACTGCATTAATGAAAGATCTTGTGCTTCATCAATAAACACTACATCAAACTTTGGGGATTTATCTGATTTTGTAAACTCTGTTATCATGTCATTGAAATCTATCAATGAATAATCTTTTTTGTATCTTGCTAATTCATTGTGTATTATTGTTAGCTTACTTCTCTCTAAATCTTGTGTGTGTTCTTTTAAATCAAACTGTTGTTCTGGAGTTATATTTCTAAGTTCTGCTAATTGTATCATTCTTAAATACTCACTTTTAGAACTAAACTTACAACTAATACCATCATTGTCTTCTTCGTAAGCTGTTGATCCTACTGGAAAACCTATCTTATCTCCCAAATCTCTGTAATGTCTTTCTTGCATAACTTGATCTTTTTTTAATCCTAGTTTTCTAAATGCTAGTGAGTGTAGTGTTCTAAAATATGGTAGGTCATCTTCTGTTAAATTAAATTTTTTAATTGCTCTGTCTCTTGCTTCGTGTGCAGCTTTTTGTGTAAATGCAAAATAACCTATCTTGTCAGGATCAGTTTGTTTTAAATAATCATCAACTTTATTTAACAAAGTTGTAGTCTTACCTGTACCTGGTGGTCCTAATACAATCGTTCTCATATATTATTTACTAACCATGCCGCTATACATATAACTGTTATTAATGCTACACCATCTATCATGAAAATATAAATTTAATTTTTTTTTGTTCTTTTACAGAATCTTTTTTATCCTGACAGTTTTCTTTTTGTGTAATCCACTCACAATTAGAAACTTCATAATTAGTTATATCGTGATCTACATGATTAACTACCCAATTTTTTTTAGGAACATAAAAAGTATCAGGAAGTGTAAAAAAAGCTAATCCAACTAAACGATGCATTCTTGCAATTATACAAAAGTTTTTCACAGTTATAGATACTTTAGGATAGAGATCTGTTTTAGTTGAAGTGGTTTGTAAAATTTTTCCAGTGTTTTTGTTTTGAACAAATGGAAATATTTTTCCTTTTTCCAATTTATATTTATTTAAACCTCCGGTTTTATATATAATGTATGTGTCTTTAGGAAGATCTTTATATTGAAAACCTGAATCACCATATTTTGTTCTCATTGGATCATCTGGTAATGTAGAAAGATCTACGTAATCTACATTTTTAATTAAATTTTTATTAGAAAAATCTTGAAATAAATGTAATTGTTCTGATACCATTAAAATACATCCTTTGGTTTTAATTCTTTTTGATTGTAGTCATCTGTTTTTTTATCAAATTGTTTTACAACAAACACAGAAATTCTTTCTTTACCAATACGTTTGTCATCACAGTTACATGTTTCTTTTAGCATCTGCGCTGTTCTTTGATAACCCACATCCCAACGTCTTCTAATTAAAAAGTCGTTATAAAACCTGTCAAATACAAAATGATGATAACCTTCTTTAGTTAATACACCACCACGTTTTAAATCTTTTATATCTGAACCGACATGTCTATCTAAACAAAACGTTTCTAAATGATTTTGCAATTGATCTTGTGTTGCAACACCTTCCGGTGGATCTATTGGTTCGTGGTTCTTCATCAGTGGGTTTATTATCATGTCCCAATCTTTTGGTTTTACTGTTGGTGGTTTAAAATCTAATTGTTCCATGCAAGCTTCTTGAAACAAACTTTGTTGTTTTAAAAATTTTACATTCTCAAGATGCAGTCGTTGTCCATCTACGTTAAGATAATAATATGGTTTTTCTAATTTAATTTTTTGTAAATCAGTTAGTGCAGGAAACACTATCTCTTCACCAATACCATATTTTCTTTCTCTACATAATTTTTTATCACACAAGTTACACATCGGGGTATCATTACATTTGTAACCCCATTCTTTTTTATCGTGTTGACGTTTAATTATTTCTACTTCAGACTCACTTAATGGTGTTGTTGATGCTGTTGCATTAAACAAAGTCATCTTACTTTTCCATTCCGCAGGCCATTTCATTTTAGCATACACACCAAAATGAAACATAGAATTATTTCTACCACCTTCTGGTATTTTATTCATAGCCATAAGTTCTAT